GGATGAGGCGTCACTTTATTCAGAAGAAGTATTAGCTGAAATATCAAACAGAACAAGACCAGCAGTGGGACAAGAAGACTCAGCTGGTCGTATCATTATCATTACTACTCCACACGGTGATGGCCCATTAAAACGGTTGTATGATAATGCAAAACAAATGCCTGATAAATGGATTATACATCACTATGATTATGAACAAATGGCCAGTGGCAGTCGTGAGTTTATTGAAACACAAAAGCGATTACTCTCACCATTAAAGTTCAAACAAGACTTTATGTGTAGTTTCGACTCAGTGGAAGATATGTTTTATTATGCATTTAATCGAGGATTACACACTGCTCCATTAGTGGATGATGGGCGTGATCAACTGTATACTGCGCATGACTTTAACAAACGTATAGCATGTGCCATAGTGTTTAGAGTAACTGAGCCATATACTGCTACAGGTACTATTGAGGTATTGAAAGCATATACAATCCCAGATTGCGGCACTGAACAAATGGCTCAAGCAATAAGAGCAGACTTCCCACGCCGTCGCATTAACTCAATTATTGACATGTCGGGTGCACAACTCAATCGTGATACTACAAGTCCATTCGGCGTTACTGATCGAACACTGCTGGAGAAGTATGGGTTTACTATAATAAATACAAATAAGGCGAACCCCTTGATCTCAGATACAGATAACAGTTCGAATGCGTTTATACAAGCTAACAGGTTGACTATTAATGATAGTGAGTTTAAACTCATACAAGCCGTACAGTCATATCATTATGCGGACGGAACTAGAAAACAATTAGTTAAGTACACTGATCAAGATGCTTATATAGATGGTTTAGGTGATGCATTACGATATGCAATATCGCACTTATTTCAATTACAACATCACGATACAAATACTAGAGCCATGTATCGCGGTAACAAATTAACCAGTGTGGGCGTTGATCATATGCCCATATCACCGCTTTTCCCAGGTGGACCAACATGGGAAGAGCTTGAAAATACTGATAATGAAATAGATTATCGCGGATGGAACTAACAATGAATAGAAAAGATTTACTCAAACAACACTCGATTTATACAGCTACACGAGCTACGATGCATTCATATATGGATGCGTACTTGGCCAATGATAACTTCAAACGCACCACACGAGTCAAACGACCAAGTGAGGATGTTAAAATTTATGAAGATTTAATTAAGAACACTGGTTTAATGCCCATTGCTCGTTATGTAGTTGATCGTATTAATGATACTATCTTCGAAACTGGGCAAACACGTAACATACAATTTGTTAATGATAGTGGCAGTTTATTAACCACTCCAGACTGGGCAAAATTGTTTATGATGGATACTGATTTTGCTAACAATGATATGACAGCAACTATGGCCAATGCAAATGTTACTGCCAGTATATTTGGCCACTGCTGGTTAATGGTTGATAAACCCACAATGGATAGTCGTCCATATGTAAACATTATTAGTCCAACTCAAGTATGGGACTGGGAATATGAAAACTATAATGGTAAAAGCTTTTTAAGTGAGTTTAAAGTAGTCGAACAAGAGACTGATGATTGCTATTACTTTGTTATATATAAACTGGGTGATAACTTAATCGGTACACCAACATCATGGGAACGCTGGGAAGTCAGCAAGACTAATGAGAAGAAACAACCAGAACTATTAAACTATGGTCAATTACCGCAGGGTATGAGTATCCCAGTAGTACAATTGTTTGCTCGTCGTGACCCACGTATTAGTGATATCGGTATTAGTGATATTGATAGCTCAGTTGATGCAATGCGTGAGATATACCAATTGGAAACTGAATCATACAGTTCGATTAACTTTAGTAAAAGTATTTTAAGGGTAGCTCCATCAATTAAAACAGTGCCAGCATTTTCAGGTGGTATTGTACGTGGAGTTGCTGGTGATATTGAGTCGATCTCAATTGATGTTACTGATGTCACAGTAATTCGTAGCCAACAAGATGCAATACTTAAAAACTTAACAGACTTAACTGGTTTAAGTGGCTTGAGTATCAACTCCAATCAAATTGCAAGTGGCTTATCAATCATCGAAAGTCGTAAAACTATACATAACATTGCTAAGACTAAGTCACGCTTTTTAGAAACTGCTGAAGAAATGGTACTAACATTTGCGGCTAAGTTTATGGGCTTGAACTTTGCTGGTGAAGTCAAATACAATACTAACTACTCTAATCTTGATACAACATATCGTTTAGCCCTATTTGAAAAGGCTAGAACATTAGCTCCAGATGATGCTGAGATACAAGCAATGATTACCGCTGAGTTAAAAGTTATGTTAAAAATGGAAGAACCAGAGCCATCATTATCAGATACAAGTTATGCTGATATCCCAGAGATCATAGTCGAGCCAGCTGACATTGCTGAGATCGAACGTGAGAGACAAGAGTATGAAGAACATCAAGCCGAACTTGAAGCTCAAATGTCAGCTAATGTTGCACGTGAAGGCAAGGAAGATAGTAATGATGCAACTGTATCAAGTCCAAGTATACAATCAGTAGGCAGAACTTATGCAAGCACTGCATCAGCTGTTCAACGTGAAGTAGCTAGAATGGCTAATAGATAAATATAAACAATAAGGAAATCAACAATGGAAAATCAAACAAATAACCCAACCCCAGAAGTAACACCAGAAGCACAACCAGCAATTAACCCTGGTGAGATTCGTAAAAGCACAACACGTGGTATTTTATCAGCGTTACAGGCAGCAACTGGGCAACAATTTAACTCAGTTGAAGAAATGATTGCTTGGTCAGCTCGTGCTAATCAAGTATTAACTACACAGCCTGCACCAGCACCAACTCCTATTGTAACTAAGGATACTGGTAAAGATACTGGTATGGCTGCTATTCAGGCTCAATTAGCGGCTATGCAAGAGGCAATGGCTAGGAAAGATCAACAACTGCGTGAACGTGAAACAGAAAGTCAAATCATGGGCAGTTTAGGCGATCAGTTCGAGCCAGAGCTACAAGAGTTTGTGGTATCAAAAGTCAAAGCTAACATCAAATGGGATGGCGATCGCATGACTATTGTTGATGCTAATGGTAATCAGCGTTACAACTTAGACAGTGGTCAACCCTTGGGCATTAGAGATTTAGTAGCTGAGATTGGTAAACAATACCCTAAAACATTAAAGCAAACACAGGTACCAGGTTCTGGTCCAGGCTTTAGAGCTGGTAATAGTCAAATTGCATCAGCCGCAGTACCTGACTATGCCTCCGACCCTGCCGCATTTAAAATGTGGGCTGAGTCAAACGGTTTAGGAAAGCGTAACACGGGTATGAAAGGTAAACTTACTACAAATGTTTCGAGTAGTTTAAAGAGATAAATACATTTATCGATGATCCCGTTACAATCACAAAACATTACGTTTGCAACGAACAGCTACATCATTACTAGTCACACTTTTATATAAGTGACTGTAATCGCATTGTGGCAATGGGGCCATAATGCAAATTTTAAATAAAAAGGAATTTATATTATGGCCTATATTCTCGGCGGCGGAAACAGTGAATCATTAGGATTCGAAAAATCAATTGCAAATTTTGCGCTTATGGCAGTGCATGAATCTCAAGGTTTGGTCAACATGACGAATGTTGTTACACCAACACAAGGAAATGTGTTTGAGATCCCACGCTTTGCGCCAATTACATGGCAAGACTACAACCCAGCTGGTTCTGGTGGTTTTACTGGTGATGCAATTGAGCAAAATCCAGCATTGTTACAATCTTCTATTACAGCAACTCCAACCGTATCAGCAACCGCTTTTGATATTTTCTACGGTTATACGACCTCGTTTGCATTGGCTGCTACATTGGGTCAAGAGATCGGTGAGTCATTTAATGAGAAAGTTGATCAACGCATCGCGGCTGCATTTGCATCATACAAGCAAACTTCTGGTGATACAATGTACTCCACAAGTGCAGACGGTTTTGCACGTCCATCTGCTTTAGGTAAGTTGGACTTGTTGTTAACTACTGACACAGCAGATGCTGATTCAGCAATTTCTGTATTAGGTTTAATCAGAATGGTAGCTGGTAAATGGAAAGCTGCTCGCTTACCAGGTCGTCCAGTTGTTGTATTAAATTCAAATGGTGCAATTTCTAGTTATGAGCGTTTATTGGGCGAATTAACCGGTGGTGCCGTTAGTCAATCTGGTGGTGCTGACTTATCTGTATTAGGTAACGAATTGTTATCAAACGGTATGATTCAGAACATTTATGGTATTAGTGTTGTATTCTCTAGCTTTTTGAAATCAGACGGTGGTAATAACTTAATCGGAGCATATTTTGACTCACAATCACTTTATACCGTAGTTAAAGAAGGCATGAGTATCAAAACTGGTGAGAAGGATGGCGGACTTGAGGCCTGGATCACAGGCACAGCCTACATGGGTGCAGGTGTGGGCGATCCACGCCGCGGTGGTGCAATTCACTTAAAAATGGCGTAATTGAGTAATCGAACATGACAGACTTTGCACAGCAAGTTTCAAACGCAACGACACAGGACATCATTAAGTATGACCCTGCGGCTGAGCGTCGTGCGGCAAGTATGTCTGTTTCTTGGGATGTTTATCTAGATGAGGCCTCACAGTTAATACTTGAGGACCTTGAGAACGGGTGGTTCCCAGTGTATGTACAACGCCAAACTAAAGGTTTAGATTTGTACAAATACAAGAACGGGTTAATGTTTTCGAACTTTGACCCAACCCACTTACTTCTCGACAACATCACACTAAAGAGATTACATGCCTTCAAAGCATTGGAATTGTTTTACTCAACATTGGTAACTGATGTAAGTAATGTAAATGAGGTTGATAAAACCAATCTTGATTACTCAATTACACGTTATCAAGATGAATGGATCAGAGCACTACAGATTAATAATTTTTACGATATTGACTTGGATGGTGTTATTGACATTTCAGAGCAAAACATTGACTCAAATGCCGGTTATTACAATGGTGACAGGAGATATTTTTAATGTTACCTGCAATCACTAAAACTCAGTTAATCGAACACTTAAAATCAAAACTATCAGGTGTGGAAATCTTCGGTGAGATCCCAACTGACGAGACTAATGTTCGACATGGTGTTTATGTATCAAACCCAATGATTGATAGTATTACGACACCCGTTAGCGGCTTTAAAGCATGCGGAAACGTTACTATCGCTACTGACACGTTTGATATAGTTGTGGTTAGTTTTCAAGACGATGATCGATTATCACAAATAGCCGACACAATCACTGACTTACCATATGCAACAATATTAGGTGAGTATAGTGATGTCACTTACAGCACAACAAGAAATTATTTAAACCGTGCCGAATATCGTGTTTACGAGTTTAAATTAGAAAGATTAGATTTACAATAAGGAAAGAATAAAATGGCACACATCAGTGTAAATAAAACTGGTACACAACCAGTATTAGAAATTTATGTAGTAGGCGATACAACTAACGTACTTACAGTACCTTGCTTACAAGACATCACCATCAACAACTCAACTGGCGTATATTCATATACCGCTTTTTGTAGCCAAGATGCTAAGAAATTAACTACACCAGGTGACAACTCAATTGACACTAACTTAGTAGTTGATGACACAGCGTTCTTCGGTGACTCAGTAGCAGTAGCTGACTCAGCTCCACGTTTAGGCGTAATGGGTTTAAGTCAAAATAAAGTTGAAGTAACATTTAAATTGTACTGGGCTGGTAAATCAGCGTTGACAACTGATGCAGTAACAACTGGTAATGCGTTTATTACATCATTGGCACCTACTGTTAGTCCGGATGCTCCAGTATGGATGAGTCCGATTACATTGGCCGTAAATGGCGCAATGACAACCGCTCGTAACGGTTAATATTATGGGGGAGAAATTCCCCCATATATTTGGAAATAAATAAACATGGATAACAAACCAAACAATGTATGGCTCAAAACCACAGATGAAATGCTAGTGGCACTATTAGCTGATGAAGCTAAGGCACAAGCAATACTACAAGAAACACAACGAAATTTAACTCAGCTTGCATCGAAATCAAAGTTTAGAATTGCTTTGATTAATCAACTAATTCAAAACGGAAACAAATAAAATGGAATTATCAAGTCTCAAACTCAAACCCCAGTTAATCGAAATCACTATTGCAGATGAAGACATCGTTGCAATATATGGTGAAGCTGTGACTTTTTATATGAAAGATCATCTCGATATACAAACTTACTTTGACTTTTATAAACATCAAAGCGAAGGCAACTTACTTGAGTTAACTCATTTAATTAAAAACATTTTAATGAATAAAAATGGTAAACCCATCTTGACCAAGGATGAGACATTACCAGTTATTTTAATGAGTCGTGTAATCACAGCAATTGGTTCTCAAATGGTTGCAGATACTGTTAAGAAAGAAGAAGCTAAACCAGAAGATAAAGCGGAAACGTTACCAGGTATAACAGAAGATTAATCATGCAATTGTCAGCCATTAAATTAATCACAATCACGCTTGATAGCGATACTGTAATAAAATACTTCGGCGAACCTGTAGTGTTTTATATGCATAGTGATGTTGATATTAATACTTACTTTGATTTGTATAGATTACAATCAACTGGTATTAGCAATGAACTAATGGCTTTAATTAAGACTATCATCAGAGATAAAGATGGTAGTCTATTGCTTGATGAAAATGAAACAATTCCAACAATGATAGTTCCCGATTTAGTTAGAGCTATCATTTATCAAATGGATCAAGTTCGTAATCAAACTTTAAACCCAAACGGTGATTGGTTAACAGCTCAGTTAGTTACAATCGGTGCTATAGCTAAAGAATATGGGGTGTTACCGCATGTTATACGTGATACAGCTACCACATATGATTTAATGATATTTGATATTACAAATACGTGGGAACGTTATCAATACAATAAAGCTAGTGGCAAAAATGTAGATGAGCCTAATGTAGAACAGATGAAAGCAATGTTAGCAGCCGTTAAAGGAAACAAAGATGACGAACATAACTAATCGGTTAAGTGAATTAAAATCAACACTTAGTAATAAAAACTTAGCTAAAGTTGCACATGCTGAATTTAAAAAGGTCACACCAAAACAAACTGGTAATGCACGAGCAAATACAGACTTAATGGGTAACGCAATTGAAGCCAATTACCCATATGCATTATCGCTTAATCAAGGCTCAAGTAAACAAGCACCAAAGGGTATGACTGAGCCGACAATTGAGGCAGTTCGAACTTATATCGAGCGTGAACTCAATATAAAATTTAAATAAGGAGCAAACATGGCAACGACAATAGACAAATATGTACTGGAAACTTCAGTTACAGGATTAAAAGATGTTGATGCTCTCGATACATCAGTTAAAACACTTGGCAAGAGTATTGATAACGTAACATCGAAAAAGATAGCAATTTCACTTAATGCAACTGGCTTTGCTGATTTAAGTACACAACTTAATAATATTAATACATCACTTAATAATATTTCAACTAAATCAGTTAAACCAACAGTTAGTATTCCCGGATTAGATCAACTTAATGCATCAATGCGATCAATGACAAGTGCATTAACTCAATTGAACGCAAATAATGTTAAAATACAAGTTAATGATTCAGATGTAACAAAAGCTAAAGGTAATGTATCATTACTTAATAGTGAGATTGATAAAACAAACAATAAATCAATTAGTATTAAAGCTGATAAGGGTCCAGAAAGTTTACTTAGTCAGAACTTAGCTAATATCGGTGATGCATTTAAAAGTATTGCTACTAATGCAATAGCAGCAGTCGGTGTAGCATTGGCTGCAATGACGGTTAAAACAGTAGATGCAGCCGGTGCATTAACTGATTTATCGAACGCATCAAGTATGACTACCAGCGAACTAGAAGGTTTAAAACGATCAATTATCGAT